ACAAAAACCAGTACAGGCCACTGATCTTGGTGATGACTACGCCGAACTTAAAGCCCTTAAGACATCTACAGGGGAATACCAAGAGTTATTCGATGAATACTATGATAAGTTGCTATATGCTGATTCCGCTAAGGAGATGCTTAAAGATACAGGTATTCGTACGAAGGTTGTTAGAGAATATCTACCAGCCATGAACCTATTGATTAATCAGTATCTTCAAACCTTAGACTTCTTTGTACACTTCCAGTTAGATGAGAACTTTGATGAAACTATTAGATCTCGCCATCGTGATACCTTCGTCTATGCTAACTTCTCTGAGGGCGAGAAGATGCGTATTGACTTGTCTTTACTATTTGCATGGCGTCAGATTGCTAAGATGAAGAATTCTACCAATACTAATCTATTGATCCTTGATGAGACCTTTGATAGCTCATTAGATAATGATGGCGTAGATAATCTAATGAAGATCTTATTTAGTTTAGATAAGAATACCAATACCTTTATCATCTCCCACAAGCCAGATATACTAGAATCACGCTTAGATAACAAATTAGAGTTCAAAAAAGTTAACAATTTTAGCAAAATAATTTAAAAACCTTGCAACCCCTTGCCAAATTAAATTGTACAAAGGTCTTAAAGTATGATATAATGGTACCATAAACAAATCAACCAAGGGTATTATGAATCTAAAATCTCAAGACTATTTAGCAAAGCTCCTCGCTAAAGAAAACCTATCAGTCCACCACGGCAATTTCTCTACAGCTTCATTCGATATCGAAGCTCGAATCCTTAATTTACCCCTATGGGCTGATAAAGGCAAAGACGTTTATGACTTACTTGTAGGTCATGAAGTTGGCCACGCTTTATATACTCCAGTTGATGGCTGGCATGATTCTGACAAAGAGATCCCAGGCATCCCACGTTCAATGATCAATATTATTGAAGATATTCGTATTGAGAAGAAGATTCAAAATACTTACCCAGGGATTATAAGAGCTTTTAAATCAGGCTATAAAAAACTATTTGACGATAACCTATTTGGCACTGTTGATAAAGATCTTGCAGATTATAACTTCATGGATAGACTAAATATTATGTCTAAAGGTAGAGGTTATGCCCCAGTTAAGTTTGATGATACTGAACAAATGTTCGTTGATTTAGCTATGGCTGTTGATACATGGGAAGACGTTTTAAATGCTTGTGTTGAAATTAATGATTACTTACTAAATAAGGAGAGCTACGATGATGACGAAGAAACAGATAATAAAATTAGCGCTGGTACAGATGAAGACGAGCCAGAATTCGAAGATAGTCCAAGTGACAGCAAGGATGTTAGCGAGCCACAGGGTGATACTGAACCAAATGAAGCTACCGAAAGTTTAACAGATGACGCCCAACGTGAAAACGAAGAAGATCTATTAGAGACTTTAGAAGATGGTAGTCAACCAATGTATTCATCTGGTATTTCTGACAGTGATATCTCTAAAATGGTTATTCCTTATACTACCCTAAAAGAAGCTCGTCTTAAGGTTACAGGTGGAGTATATTCTGATATTGGTTTACCAGAAGCTTTTAAGCAGCAATGCATTGGCGACGGGGATATTATGAAGACTGTTAACCTTATGGCTAGAGAGTTTGAACGTAAGAAAGCCGCTTGGGAATACTCTAGAAGTTCAGAAGCTAAAAAAGGTTCTTTAAACGTTAACAAGATCCACCAATACAAATACTCTGAAGATATCTTCTTGAGTGTTCAAAAACTAGCAGAAGCTAAAAACCACGGAATATTCATGATCATTGACTGGAGTGGTTCTATGCACGGAATCCTTGATGATGTCATTAAACAAACAATCACTATTGCTTTGTTTTGTAAGAGAGTTAATATTCCATTTGAAGCTTATACATTCACTTCTGGATATAATAGCAATGAGGCTAGCGCTGTTGGCAATGAGATTGAAGGTACTGAACACGTGAGGGTTGTCCAAGTTATTAGTTCAACGCTAAAACGCAAAGCTTTTGACGAGGCCTTAATACACCTATGGGGATCAGCTCAAACACGCACAGCAGGTTATGGCTCTCCGTTTTATTACAACAGCGTTTCAGACCTTGACAAAACTGGAGGTACACCTTTTATTCAAAGCCTTATGGCTTTAGCTCCAGTGATTAATAAATTTAGAGCAAAGAATTCAATTCAGAATTCTAATATTATGATCCTCACTGATGGTATAGCTGATAGCGTTAGAATTAACAAGCAACATGAGCTACCAGAATATGTTAATTCTTCACAAGTAGTTTTAAAGTTTGGTAATACAACTATAACGGCTAGCACCCGCCAAGGTTTAGCTGAAGCAACAGTTAAAGCCCTAGGCAAAATTACTTCTTCTAAAGTCCTTGGCTTTTTCCTTACTAGTAATAAGCATGACTTCTATAGTGCTAGTTATATTTGTGAATTATCTGATCTTGAGCAAGAAAAAATGAAAGCCTTCTCAACATGGAAAAAAGAAGGGGTGGTATCTTACAATAAACGTAACGGCTATGATGAGTTCTTTATTGTTAAGGTTGGTGGTAAAGCTGCTCCTACTGAGTTTGAAGTTACTGCTAAAGGTGATAAGGTTGTTGAAATCAAAGACATCAAACGCGAATTCCGTAAGTTCGCTAAGCGCGGTAGCCAGTCAAAGCAGCTAGTAAACAAGATCACTAGTGCGGTAGCGGCATAATTAATTTGCAACCCCTTGCAGCCGCAACCAAAATTAAGCATGATTTAATTGTACAAACGCATGCTTTCATGATATAATGGTACATATAAAATAAAAAAAGGAGCTAAAGATGTATAACTTAAAAACAATAATCAACCACTTAAAAAATGAAAACGGTGACACCACTAGTTTTACCCAAAAACAAATCAAAGAAGCCGCTAAGTTCTTAGGCATGAGCGTTGCCCCAATGATGAGGGAAATTAAAGCTAAATTCCCTAAAGACGGTTCTCTCTTCAAGCTTGAAGTACCAGAGACTAGAACTCCACCAATTAAAAACACTGGGGTATCTTCAGTTTCGAATGATGAAATCTATATCCCACAGGCTGATCAAACCTTTGTTGAATGGGGCAATTTCAAAGATATCTTTAAGATTGTTAAGAGCGACATGTTTTACCCTACATTCATCACTGGTTTGTCAGGTAATGGTAAGACCTTTATGGTTGAACAAGCCTGTGCTAAAGCTAACCGTCAATATGTTCGTGTTCAAATCTCTCCTGAGACTGATGAAGATGACTTGATTGGTGGCTTCCGCTTGATCGATGGCGAGACAGTTTTCCAAAAAGGCCCAGTACTTAAAGCTATGGAAGCTGGTGCCTTACTATTGATTGATGAGATTGATCGTGGTACTAATAAGATTATGTGCCTACAGGGAGTTTTAGAAGGTAAGCCTCTATTAGTTAAGAAGACTGGTGAGGTTATTACTCCTAAAGACGGTTTTAATATTTTAGCAACAGCTAATACTAAAGGTAAAGGTTCTGATGATGGCCGCTTCACTGCAGCTACAATCCTTGACGAAGCTTTCCTTGAGCGTTTTACTATTACTATTGAGCAAGAATATCCAGCGCCTAAGACAGAAGCAAAGATTGTTCAGAAGCACATGGAGAAGTTTGAATGTGTTGATCTAGAGTTTGCTAACTTGTTAGTTGGTTGGGCTGACACAATCAGAAAAACCTTTGAAGATGGCGGGGTTGATGAGATTATTTCTACGCGACGTTTATGTCACATTATTCAAACGTTTTCTATCTTTGGTAAACGTGATAAAGCAATTGCCCTATGTGTAAACCGTTTCGATCGTGATACTAAAGAAGCATTTCTAGATCTTTATACAAAGGTTGATGCTACTGTAACAGGCGTTGGTGAATATCCTAATGATACTTCAACAGAAGACTTTAAAGTTCCTTACGCGGAATATACACTATAAATAACACTACAAATTATATAATGGAGAAAGACAATGAAACTAAGTAACGAAACTAAAGACGTCTTAAAGACGTTCGCAAATATCAATAGCAATATCGCTATTGGCTCTAACGGAACGCTACGCACTGTAGCTATCTCTAAAAACTTAATGGGTAAGGCATCTTATACAGAGGACTTTCCATATGAGTTTGGCATCTACGACCTCAACGAATTTCTATCATGTGTGAATATGTTTGATGACCCAACGTTAAACTTTGATGATGGAGAAAAGTTTGTTAAGATTACCGATGGTATCTCAGCGATCAAATATTATTTCTCATCAATTGATAACCTAACAGTGTCAACTAGAGATATTGATATCCCGACGGATGATGTAACATTTACAATCACCGCTGATCAAATGTCCTCTATTCGTAAAGCCGCAGGGGCCCTTAAAGCTAATGACTTAGTTGTAACAAAAAATACAGATGGTGGCACATGGACTAAGTTAACAGTAACTGACCGTGATAATCCAACATCTAACGAATTCGATATTAACATTTCTAATTGCAATATTAATATCGATAGTGACTTTGAATTTGTTTTTAACATCAACAATTTCAAATTCAATAACGCTGATGAGTATAAATTTGGCATTAGTTCAAAGCTTATTTCATCAGTGCAAGCGGGTAATACTCAATTTTGGGTAGCCCTTGAAAAATCATCTAAAGTATAGGAAAATATTATGAGTGAAGAAAATCAAGTAGAAGACGCAGTAGAAGTAGGTATTGGCTTACAGGACATCGCAGCATGCGTACAAATTATTGACATTGTGACTAAGCGTGGAGCGTTTGAAGGTTCTGAGTTGAGTGACGTTGGTACTGTTCGTAATAGACTAGCCGCGTTCTTAGAAGCTAATAAAAAACCGGAAGAGCCTGAAGAGGAAAGTGAAGATGATACTGATGGTGGTGGCGCTTAGTGGCAGATGTAATAAACGATATGCATCTAATCATTACTGTCAACGATGTATTCTGGCATGATGATGGTACCAAAGAGTGTTATGGTGGTTTCGATATCTCTGTTGAAGATCTAAATGGAGAGTTAGTTGTAGAGTATTTAGAAGAGGAAAGCTTTATGTTTTCTGGATATCATAAGCGCGTTCACATGGGTAATATGAGTGAAGTTGTAAATGATATCTGTTCATCAGTAGGTGATCCTACCGATGAATTCATCTTAGACTTAA